TATTTCGCCCTTTTCGTTGCACTTTTCCGCACGTAATAGCTGAACAGGAACGTGGTATACCTTGCTAATCTTTTTTCTGTCTTTAGAATATATGACTTGTACTGCACATTGCCCTAACATTTTAATGTCGCTTACCATTTGACGAACACAAGTTTTAGAAAATAGTGCCATCATTTGTGCGTACTCGTTAGGTTTCCTAGAAGCATCTATAGCACTTAAACCTTTTCCGTAAACTAAACGCGTAATGTTATTTATTATAGCGTTGTTCGTAGTAGAATTTGTATACCTATCTATTAAGTATTGGTAGTAGTTATTGTCTGCACCGTATTCTACCCACGCTTCGCGCTTAGACTCGGTTATTTCAGGTCTTGAATATTCGCTTAATTTTAATACGTGTATGTTATTCATAAACAATAAAGTCGTTAGTTGTAGAATTAGAAGTGTACTGCCCGTTGTTTACGCTAAAAGAAACTACTGCTTGGTTAGTGCAAAATACCCTATCCTTAAATATTACGTCTGCACCGTCTTTTACTACCAAGTTATAGAAACGTCCCTCAGTTAAACTAAAAGTCGCTGTAATCGTATCTAAGTAGTCCCCTTGCGTACTTGAATCAATGGTTACTTCTACTTCTACGTTTGTTTGGTCGTCCGTTAAAAACAAAGCATCGTAACTTTGGCTTCTTGGTATAAAGCTAAAGGTTTGTGCGTTTGCCGTTTCTTGTAGAACTATCATACTTATATAACTTAATATTGTAGTATTTGTTTCTAAATAGAAAAGCCGCCCTTGTGAAAAGACGGCTTCGCAAAGTGTATGGAGAAATACTAGTTTGTTACAATATTCGCATCTACTGGTACACCAGTAGCAAACAAAGCTGATAGTCCCGCTTCCGTAGTACATTCTAAGAAGTTCGCAGGGCTTACCTCTTGCGCTGTAAAAGTCAATCCGTAACCGTTAAAGTCACCCAAAGCACTTCCTGAAGAAATAGTACCCGCTGAAACGTCAGCACCTTGCTCTAGTCCCATCAAAAAGAATTGGTCTGTCATACTTCTAACAACAATTCTAGGACGTCCGTACGCTAACATCTTAATGTTTTTGTGCGTAGCGATATCCTGCTTTTTAAATTGTACCGTTAAAGTTTGTTCAAAGAATGTAGTTCCGTTTTCTCTACTTGAATTAATTGTAGTTTCAAAAGAATTAGCACCTTTTAGTTCGTATTTGAATAGGTCTAAAGTCGCGGCTGGTTCCCACGTTTCAATAGCGTCAGTATTCGTAGCATCGTAAACAACGTTAGCAGCGTCTAAGTCATCGTAATTTATAAAATAAATTGCTTTAAGACCTGAAACGCTATCCTTACATTGCTCTAATCTGCCGTTTGCAATTTCACAAGACATAATTTTAGTTTTTAAATGTTAAAAAAAAAGGGTGGCGTTTGTTTCACCACCCTATAAATAGTTATTATAATATTAAATTCCGTAAGAAACTACGTCTTCAGCAAAACCATATTTAGCGTCTGCAGTAAATCGCATAATTACTCTTACGTTTTGTGAACCGTCATTTTCAGACATATCCAAAACTCGAACTTCGTTCATATCGTTAAGCAATCCTGTCGCAAAATACAAGTTAGAAGTTTGAGCAAGTAAAGCCGTGTTAGCAGCAAGACCCGGAGCCATAAATACTTTTACTCCGTCAAAATAAACATCGTTTAATATTTGGTTAGTTCCTTTGTTGTCGTAACCGTTAGCACCTACTCCAGCAGCAGCAAAACCACCTAAAGCACGTACATACGCTCTATAGATATTGTTAGAAACATATAGTTTCAAATCTTCTTTACCGTAAAGTTGTGAAGGTAGCGCGTCTAAAATAGAACCTAATTCGTCAACTACGTTAGTAGCATCTACCGTAGTACCCGCAATCTTTTGACCTGCAGGTAAAGTAGCGTCTGCGTCTAGTTGTGTCATAATACCCGCGAATTGTCCCGCAGTAGCGTTAACACCTGTCCAAATAGAAGTTTCCATAGCAGCGGCAACTTTTTCAGCAGCGTGTGCGATTAAGAAATCAGCAAATGACTTTGGTAATACGTCAAACGCTGAATAACCCATTTGGATAGCATCCCAATCTGAACGGAAGTCAGTCTTACACAAAGTAAGGTTAACTTGAAAAGACTCAGGTTGTAATATTTTTTCAGTCAAAGTAACCGTAGAAGTAGGGTCGAAGTCACAAGTTGCGTTAGCAATAATTGAATCCGTAGCAACCTTCTTAATTACTTGCTTGAATTTTACGTTAGGCATAATTGTTATTCCGCCTTTTTCTAAAGTTGGTGCGCTTAATAAAGCCGCAGCAATATACTTACCCGCAAATTCACCAGCGTATGTAGTGCTTATTGACGTAGTAGTACTTAAATTAATTTTTTCCATTTTGATATAATTTTTTTTATTTATTAAACAACAGTTAATGTAATTGCACCCGCAGAAGTTCCCAATCCGAAAACATACCAGTTAGTACCGTCACAAGTTAATTCTACAAAATCACCAATAGTTTCCGCAGAAGCAGAAAAAGTAATAGTGTTTTCGTTTGCTCCCGGTACGTTTACTGAATTTACAATAACACCACCTTGAATTACCGAAGTAGCAGCTTTAATTGTCCACGCAGTAGTAGCGAAAGTTGCACCTACAACAAACTTGTAAGAAAAACCAGCAGAAGTTGCTACAGCAGGTAAAGTTACTTGCGCACCCGCAGCCGCGCTAAGTATTAATAATTTTCCGCTTTCTTCAGCCGTCAAGGTTGCAGCAGCGCTTAATGTTTCTACTTTCCCTACTTGTCGTAAGTCATCGTTAGAAACGGTTGTTAGTGTTGTACTCATTTTCTATATTTTTTTTAGTTATTACTTATTTATTTTTTCTAGTATAGAATCCATTATAGTACGCTCTCTTTTAGAAGCTAACTTAATGTTTTCAATTTTTTGTACGTTTTCAGGGTTGAAGCTAATAGGGTCTACCGTTACTTCTTCCGAAGCAAGTTCTACTACGTTACCTGAAAGTTTTGCTTTTAGTTCTTCGTTTTCTTTTTTCAATGCTTCCATTTCAGAAAAGAATGTTTCTTTAACTACGCTTTCAATAGTTTTCTTTACAGCTTTTGTAGGTTCGTCAGACATTTCTTCTTCCATTGGTTCGTCTTTTTGTACTTCTACTTCTTCCTCTACTTCTTCTTCTTTTTCTTTTACTTCAGCAATAAGACCTTCTTCAGCTACTACCAAAACACGACCATCTTCCAAATTATAGTTTCCTACTGGCAAAGGTATTTTTTGTTCGTCTTCAGTTACGACTACTACTTCGTTGTCCGCTTCAAATGCTTCCGCTTCTATTACGGTTACGTTATCGTCTAACTTCATTGTTTCAAGTTTTACTTCCATTCCTAAAAGAACTCGAACTTTGTTTAATATTTGATTTGTGTTCATATCGGTGTTTTGTTTGTTTTTATTTGTAAGATTGTTTTAATAAAATATCCGCATTACTTATTGAAACTTTAAGGTTTTTAAATTCTACTATGTTTGACGGGTCAAGTCCTAATTCTTTTGCGTCTTTTTCAAATTCTAAAAATAAATTACGAGCGGTTTTAAGTTTTTCCACATAACTTTTTCTTATTGCTAATTCATCTTTTATAAGCGCTGCAAGTTTTACATTTGTTGCGTCAAATTTTAATTCGTCTTTAGAAAGGTTAGAATTTATATTTAATAAATCTTTTAAACTTGCTAAATTAACTTCGTGTTTTGCTAACTCTACCTTTTCGGTAAATAGTTTGTCGTAAATTGTTTTTCTAGTATTCATAATTATATAACTTTTTTATTTATTACTTGTTCCATTTTTAAGTGCTTACCCGTACCGTAGTTCTTACCCCGTTTACTTCCGTTACCGTTACTTGTTGTGGTGGTATACTTGCTGTTTTACCTATTCCTTGCGCTTGTAAGTCACCGTTGCAACACTTAGACCTGTACTTGCCGTCAGGACATAAACAACCACGCTTACCGCCTAAAGGACTTGACTTACTTTTTGTAGGTGTGTTCATTCGTGTTTATTTATTTCTTCTCTCATTGTAGTAAGTCTTTTAGTTTATTAATTATTTCTTCTTTGTTTTTATTCTCTAAACTCATTTCGTACTTGTCAGCAAAATAGCCTTCTATTGAAAAACCTTTTACCTTACCCGCTTTTACATCGTTCCAAACTTCATCGTTGTTTACCTTCATTGAAATCATCCAAGTTCCTTTAGGTAAGTTAAAGTCGTATAATCGGCTTTTGTCCGTCTTTTCGTCTTCTATTATCCAACTTTCAACTACTGACATTCCGTTTAATTCTTGCTTGTGTTCGTAGGTAGCGTTGTTTTGATTACCACGCATTAAGAATAATTCACTTGCCTGACGTACCGTCTTTTCACTAAAGTATATGTAGTATTCTTCTTTTCCGTTTTGACGGTATATTTGTTTGTTAGGTATTAAAGCTGCACCCATAAGTATACGCTTTTCTTCGCTTACTTCTTTAAGTTCTAGTTCGTGTTTTTTTAACGCTATAAAGTTTTCTTCTATAGCGGGTGAATTTACAACCGACACGGCAGTAATACCAGCGTCTTGGTCTTTTTCGTCTATTATTAGTTCAATAATATTCATAATCTTATAACTTAAAAATGGTTAAAGCGTTGCGTTTTGTATTCGGTTTCTGTCTAAACTTTGTGCGCTTGTTACATCACCGCTTACTACATACGCTTGTACTGGTTGTTGTTGAAGTTGTGCTAATTGGTTTACACCGCTTGAACCTATCGTGTTAAATTGTGGTGTAGTAGAAGCACCGCCTCCACCACCGCCACCACCACCGTCAGCAGGTGCGCTTGGGGCTGAACCACCGCCTAAAGACTTTAACGCTTTTGCAGTTGCTGCAATGTTAGCCGCTATTCCTATTCCTGTTGAAATATTGTTAAGTGCTATTACGGGTACGGCTGCTGCTCCACTAGTTGCGATTGCTTGTGGCGTTGCTAACGCTCCCGCATTGGCTAACTTATTTGAAATAATCATTTTTGCAATACCGATAGCACTTTCAGCAATAACCGCTGCTTTTTGCACACCCTTAGACTTTTCAAATAAAC